CCATGCGGTTACGGTCTTGTCGGCGCAGAAGAACGTGACCTCGCCGTCGATGTCGCTGTTGGCCTTCTCCTTGCCCTCGCGCACATTGCGGATACGCAAGACCACGTCGACGGTTTCGCCGAGTTCGGGCGGATTCTCCAAGACGAGAAGGGTGTTCGACCCCAGCCGCAGCTCTCGCGGCACCGGGCCGAGGAGATCGCGCGGGATGTCCTTGAGTGAATCGGTCGACTTCAAGTCGGGCGGGGGCGTGGTGTTCAGGGCCATGTGGGTCAGATCCTCTCCAGGGTTGTTGTGGGTGTTGCTGTCTCGGTGCGGTCGGGGCCGCGGTAACAGAGGTGACGCTCGGTGTGGACGTGCACCCAGATGCCGGGGTCGTCGCTGCCGTAGGTGCCGAGGTAGATCGGGTGGTCGCAGTTCACGCACAGGTCGCTGCCCGGCTCCTCGACATCCTCGGCGCGGTCGCAGTGCACCTCGACCTCGTGGACCGCACAGGTGTCGTCCTTGTGGTAGCGGGTCACCGGCCACACGACGCGCTTGACCTCCAGCACGTCACCGGCGAGCAGGATGTGGTCACCACGAGCCGGCGGGGTGGGGAGGTCGAGCAGGGTGGGGGCGTGGGTGGGGGTGAGGATGCGGAGTTTCACTGCTCGATCGCCTTGCGCTCTGGGATGACCTCGCCGTCGATGATGCGGCTGATGACGATGTCGAATCCATAGCCGTAATAGAACGGATTGCCCGCGCTCCATCCGACTTTGAGGTTGAGCACGTCGCCCATGTCGGCGTAGACGTGCCAGGTCTCGTACCCGTCAGTGGTGCCTACGCCGAGGATCGCGTGGTCGACGAGCTCGGGGTTGAGGAGAAACGACTCCAGGTTGGTGTAGGCGCAGCAGTCCGAGCTGTCCTGCATGATCACCTTGGTGCCGTCGTCGAGCTCGATAATGAAGCCCGCGACATCCTCGATGCGACCGCGCCACGTCTCAGCCTTCGCGATGCCTCGGGCCGCCGAGACGATGCGCCGGCCCACTACCGCCTGTCGCAGCTCCTCGACGTTCTCGGGCATGGTGCCGTTGTCCGTCGGCAGCCCGCAGTAGCTCCGGCCGTCCTCCCTGGGGTGGTCGGGGTTGTCGCACCTCCAGTCCGTGTCGCACGTCGGCTCGATGGGGTAGCGGGCGGGGGCGGTCACGCGAGTTCCCCCTGCACCGGCTCGCTCTCCTGCGCCTGCTCACCCTGCGGCTCGAACTCCTCGTACACCGTGGTCTCGCCGGCCTTGATCGCCTTGCCGAGCGCCGCGAGTGTGGCGATGTCGTCGGCGGTCCACTTCTCGTGGTCGGCGCCCACCTTGAGCTCGAGCTGCTCGGTGGTGACCTTGAGGGCCGCGAACGCCTCGATGATCTTGGCGGGGTTGGGCGTACGGCTGGCGGCAGATGGAACATCGGGCAGCGGTTCGATGATGTAGACCTTCCGCTTGGCCCGCGTCTCCGCCAGCGCCAGCTTCATCGTCCTGTCGATGTGCGACAAGTGGCTCACCCGAATGCCGCCAACGTCCATGCCGCCGAACTTGACGTCCGGGTCGCGGTAGAGCGTCATGCGGCGGCCGGCGTAATTCGATGCCTCTGGCCCCCAGGCCGCGACGAGGATGCGCCGCACGGTCTTGCTCGGCTTGAACGGGCGGCCAGGAAACTCGACGAGGTGGATCTCGACGGGCTGCTCGGCCGATCCGCGAGTGACCTTCTCGACGGTGAAAGTCCGCGGGCCAGTGAGCAGATCCTCGGCGTTGAGCTGGTCGGAGCGCGGCGCGCAGGTCTCGGTGATGTCCATGTCAGATAACCATTTCTTGCTCGATGGTGCGTTCGGTGGGATGTAGCCCGACGGTCGACTGCTCGTAGGTGCGGATCATTCCCGCGACCGTGTTCTCGAAGAGGACTGCAGCCTCGGTGATCGCGGCGAACCACTGCGGCTGCGGATAGACGCGCTTGACCCACAACGGCATTCCGCCGCAGTAGCTCACGTAGTCGATCCACTTGCGCCCCGAGACGAGCAGGCCGCACTGCAGTTGGGCCATGTTCTCGGCGGGCACCTCGTCGGCCAGCACGGTGGCGAGTTGCACCTTGGGCCGCCGCGACTTGACCTCGATCAGCCCGTCGTCACCGACTAGACCGTCAGGCGAGTAACCGATCTGGAACCCCCAGCGGTCCTCGACCATGAAGCCCGTCTCGTCCACGGGCGCGTACCGTTCGGCGTACTTCGCGCGGGCCCTGGGCTCGTCGTCCATGCCGCGCAACATGTCGTCGCTGATGTAGGTCGGCTCTGTCCAGCCGGTGATGCGCTCGGACGCCAAGAGCAAGGTCAGCCCGCGTGCAGTGTCGCCGGTCGCCGGCTCGATGACGGTCTTGTTCTGCCGTCGGGCATACTCCGCGCGATCAGGGTGCATGCTCTTGAGCACCGCGCCGGTCTTGCCCTTTGCCACGCTGACACATGGGTCACCCGCCGAGGTCGAGCACGCGGGGCAGTCGAACTCGATCGCGCCCAGTTGACGTGTCGAGAGCAGTTGGCCAACAGCCGATGCGGTGATGATGCCGCGTCGTTGGTCGAGCCATTCGTCCGAGCCTTGGATCAGCTCGGGGTGCACGGTGAGCGTCATTTCGCGTACTCCGGTCGCTCGATTCGGGTAACTCGGTCCAGCAGGTTCAGGTACATGCTCTCGGCCGACTGGCCCTCGCACTCACGCAACGCTTCGGCGGCCTCGACCATCACTGCGCTCACCCCTGCCTGGTACGCGGTCGCGTAACCCTCGGTGTCAGCGGCCATCTCGCTCGTCCTCCTTCTCCCCCGCCACCCACACGCCGCCGACGACCTGGGCGAGGGGCACGCGTTGCAGCTCGGTGCGTGAGTCGAGAGCGTCGCGCCAGGCGGCGTTGTAGTCGTCGTGGAGGTCGTTGCGTTCACGCATCACTCGGACTCCCCGCATCCGCCGTCGCCCCACTCGCGCCACGGCACAAACTGCTCATGCTCGACGTGGCGCCCACTCATCGTCATAAGGGTCTGCTTGCACCAGAACCCCCAGCCACGGCGCTTCGGGCCGGTGATGATTACGGTCCAACACGGAAGCTCACCGACCTTGCGTAGGTCTGATCCACTGAGAGCGAGCAGTCGCACGCGGTGCCGCCATTCAGCCGGCCGGAACGCGACAGTCCCAGCGCGCCGACGCCCCACACCTCGCTCGGTGACCTCGTCGTATTGGCCGCGCAGAATCAGTGAGACGAACCACCAAGGATGGTCATGCAAGGCCCGGTCGTCATCGGATCGGACGAATTTGTGTACATAGACGTTGATCAGAGGGTTCCGGGGAATCACGTACCAGCGCAACATGTACGGGTCATCGAGACCGCCAATGATCTGGTGGGGCTGGCCAGAAAGGAACCGCTTGAGCCATCGCGCCCCGGTGGCGTAAGGGTGCTGAGATGTCGTACTCACAACTCCCCCTCCCCCCGCACAATCGCCCTGGCCCGCTCGAAGTACCGCTCAAGCTCGGGCCGCAGGAACCGGACGATGTCGCCAACAATGAGCACCACCGCGGCGGCGAGCAGCAGCAGCGCGAACGGCACGAGCGTGTCGGCGACGAACAGGCTGACGTAGCCAGCGGCGGCGAGGATGCCTGCGGTGTAGTCGGTGGAGGTCATGCGATCACCGCCTGGGTCACGCTGATCTCGACACCGACGATGCTGGCGTAGAGCATGACCAGATCGAGGCGGGCGGTCCGCTTGCCGCTCTCCAGCATCGAGATGTACGACTTGGTCGTGAACATCGCTGCCGCGACGTCAGCTTGAGTCATGCCGCGTTCACACCGGGCGCGTGCCAGCGAGAACATCAGGTCGCGGGCGGCGGTGCGGCTGGACTGGGTCGCGGTGAGGCTCATGACGCCAGCTCCAATCGGCGGCGCACGTGCCGCATTCTCTGCACCAGCGAGATGTATTCGGCCCGTTGCGCACTGGTCCATCCGCGCCCTGGGAAGTGGCGACGAATGCAGCGAGGGTTGCGGCCCAGCGTCCGAGCCACCTCGTTGTATGAGCACCCCTCGTCGAGAAGCTGCTCCGCGCGGCGATACTCAGCCTCGGTGAACGGCTGGTAGGGCTGCTCGGTGATGCCCACCGCCGCCCGGTCCCGGTGCACCGTACGCGCCGTGACATGCATGGCGGCGGCGATCTGCTGACATGAGAGGCCGAGGTGCGTCAGGCGGGCCACCTCTTCACGGCGAGCCTGCTGTCGCGCGAGGATCTCCTCGCGGCTGATTTTGGCGCGGTG